CCCGCCACAACGCGTTCAAATCGGACCGTTTTTCCTCTTTCCTATTCGTTCTCTTTCCGTTCCAAGCGGAACCTGAGTCGCAAAGAGAACAAAAGGAGACACATCGATGTGGTATAGGTTCGTGACGCCGGCTAAACGCGGGCCTTGGCGCGATAGCACCCGGCGAGCCATGCTGGACGCCGTCCGCGCCGGCCTCGGATCGGTCGACGAGTTTGAGCAACCTAACGGGTGCGGCCATCGGATCTACCTGCACCCCTTCGTCAAGATCGAGCGATTGGCAGAAGAGACCGGATCGGGCCTCGCAGCCTGATCGGTCGGCCTATCTACCGGCAAACATGCCCCAGATTGCGCTGGGCACGTTGCCCAGCGCAATCTCAGCGCAAGGTGGCCCGAATGCCCGGCCGCGCCCTCGAAGGGCCTCAGCGGGGCTGTATGCGGCGGGGCCGGCAAAGGCGGGCCGCCGCAGCGCGCGCATCAGTCTTCCGGTTTCGGATAACCAAACGCGATGCACTGATTGTAGGCGCGCTGCGGCTCCAGCTCGACCGACGTGACCTCCCCGCCCACCGGCAGGAAGAACGACACCCACAGGTAGCCCGTATAACCGCCATAACCGTTCTTGGCGTTGACGCGCACACAAACGCCGGGCCGGCCGGCGACGCGCGGAAACCAGATGTATCGCGCCGATGCCGGATCACGCAGCCCCTTGCCGATCGCGGCCACCACGCGCGCCTTTTCCGACGGCGTGAGGTGGACTGGCGGCAAGGGCTTGCGACACGGCTCGCCGTTTGCCAGCGCCCGCGCGCCAGCAACCGTCGCGGCGTCCGGCTCGGCGCACGACCCGAACGGTGACTGGATCGCGAGTGCCAACGCTTCGATTACCATTGCTTGCCGCTCCACACCACGCGACCTAACACGGTCAGCCTTGCATCGACCTCGGGTGCCGGTATCTCGATCGGGCCATAAGCCGGGTTGATGCTTAATATCCGAAATCCGGCCGCGCCGCGCTGGAGACGCTTCACCATCAGGTCGCCGTCCAGCACGATCACATACATGCCCTCGGCCCGATAGGGCGTGCCTTCCTCATACATTATCAGGTCGCCGTCGCGGATATCCGGCTCCTGACTGTCGCCACGCGCCGTGACCAGGCGCAACGCACCGACCTGGCCGAGCGTCCTGGCATAAGCGGCCGGGAACGGCATGTGATCGACCACGGCCGGCCTGATAGCACCCGCGCGCCCCGCACCAGCCGATGCCTCGATCTCGACGATCGGCAAATTGACAATGTCAACCTCTGCTGTCGGCTCATCACCCGACAAAATGTAATCAACGCTGACGCCGGCCTCGGCCGCGATCGCGGCAAGGCGGGAAGCGCCAATGCCTTTCCCGGACCGCAGCACGTTGTTGAGGTTCTGGCGACTGATGCCGAGCCGCCGCGCAATCTCCGACTGACCGCCAGCCGCCTTGACGGCCGCAGCAAGGCGATCACGCGCCTCGGGCGACAGACCCGACATGCTCCCGCGCAGGTCAGTTGACATGTAAATCTGACTTGTCCATAAAAAGGCGACAACTCGACCAGGGAGTGTAAAGTTGAGCGTCGCTGATTGGCATCCGGAGGACATCAAGGCTGCCGTGCGCAAGCGCGGCACCAGCCTCGCCATGATCGGCCGGCGCGCTGGCATCTCCCGGCAGGCAATGGCGAACGCGCTGGCGATGCCGAGCGAGCGGCCTGAGCAGCTGATCGCAGCTGCCATCGGTGTTGAGGCTCATCAGATTTGGCCCTCCCGTTACAATCCGGACGGCTCGCGCAAGCGCCCGCAGCCGTCCACGAACTATTGGCGCGAACCCCGCTTCGTGGAGCAACGCGCATGAGCGGGTTCTATATTAATCATCACAACTTTATCCACACCGAAAACCGCGATGGCGACGCAGTGTCTCGCGTTGGCACCTTTTCCGGGGGCCGCGAATGATCGCGCGCGGCACCACTCATCTCAGCGCCGATCAGCTGGCCAAGCTCGGCCTTGACGGCCTGCCGAAGACCAAGCGCGGGATCCACATGCGCGCCGAGGCGGAGGGCTGGAGCGCTGTCCGGCGATCCGGACGCGGCGGTGGCCTGCTCTACGCATTGGCCGATCTGCCCGCATCCGCACAGATTGACATCGCAGGGCGACTGTCGGGCGACAATCGCCGCCGCCGGGGACGGCCAAAAGACACCGATTTCTGGACGCGCCATCCCGAGGTGGCCGATGCCGTCGAGGCCATCCTGGCCGAACAGCGCATCGCCGCACCGCGCGTGCTCGAACTGCTCGAAATGCGCTTTGACGAGCTCCCCTCGCTGCGCTCGCTGCAGCGGCGCTGTGCGATGGTCGAGCGGACGAAGCCCGCGCTCCTCGCATCGATGCGCGACCCCGACGCCTACAAGAGCCGGTTCCGTCTGGCGCTCGGCCGCGCTGACGGCGGCGTCGATCGCGCGCACCAGGTCTGGGAACTCGACACGACCAAGGCCGATGTCATGACACGCGGCGGCCGCCGCATGGTGCTGGGCGTCATTGATCGCTGGTCGCGCCGCGCGCGGTTCCTGGTCGCGCCGTCCGAAAGCGGTCAGAGCGTGCGCCGGCTGCTGATCGACACGATCCGGGCGTGGGGCGTGATGCCCGAGGCCGTCGCGACCGACAACGGCGCGGGATACATCAACGCGTCGATCCGCACCGCGCTGGATACGCTCGGCATCGAACACCGCATCTGCCCGCCCGGCAGCCCCGAGAAAAAGCCCTTTGTCGAGCGGCTGTTCGGCACCTTCACGCGCGAGCGCGCGCAGCTGCTCGCCGGCTTTGCGGGGCACAGCGTCGCGGAGGCGCAGCGGCTCCGCGCCGTCGCCAAGAAGCAAACCGGCCGCGCGGTGATCGTCGCCGAGCTCGAGCCGGATGATCTGCAGGCGATCCTCGATGCGTGGGTCGACGGTGTCTACCACCAGCGCGAGCACAGCGCGCTGCGGATGACGCCGATGCAGAAATGGCTGTCCTCGCCGCTACCGGCAACGGCAGCACCTTCCGAGGATGTTCTGCGGGTCGCGCTCTCCGCCCTGGTCGGCACCCACAAGGTCGGCAAGCGCGGTATCCAGTGGAAGGCCGGCCGCTACTGGACCGCCGAACTGACGCCCTACATCGGCCGTCAGGTCGTAGTGCGCCGCGACGAAGACGATCTCGGTGCGCTTTTCGCCTTCGACGAGGACGGCCATTACATCGGCACGGCCGTCAACGCGGAACGCGCCGGATTTTCCGAAGCCGATTTCGCCGCCGAGGCCAAGCGCCAGCAGGCCGAATGGACCCGTCAAGCCCGCGCGCAAGTCCGCGAGCGCCAACGCGGCTTCGGGATCGACGAGGCGAAGCAGCTGCTGCTCCGCCGCGATGCTGAGCGCGCCGGCAAACTGCATGCCCTGCCGCTGCCGACCGAGCAGCGCGACACGGCTGCCATGCGCAGCATCGTCGCCCGGCCGATGGCGGACTTGCCCGCACCCGCGCGGATTGCCGCCGCCTGGACGCAAAGCGAGCAACCGGCGCGGGCCGAAACGGTCGCCGAACGGGTTGCGCGCACCGATGCGATCATCGCCGCCGCCGAGCGTGGCGACGCCGTCGACGCCGACGATCTCCGCCGGGCGCGGCTGTTCACGGCCTCCAGCCAATACCGCGCCGAGAAGCTGATCACCGGCGACTTCACGCCAACCCCCATCCAGGCCCGCCGGGCCGCATCCTGAGGAGCGCACATGACCCAGCCTTTTCAACCGCAACTTGCCCTGGAGCCGGGTCAGCCGGCGCAGGCGCATCTGACGAACATGTCAGTTGCTTTGCGCACGATGCTCGACTGCATCGAGGCACCTGACGGCAGCCCGCGCCTGAGCGTGTTCTACGGCCCCTCGGGTTACGGCAAATCGGTCGCCGCAGCGTTCTGCGCCGGCCGTTTCGACGCGGCATTCATCGAGGCGAAGTCGGTCTGGGCGCAGCGGTCAATTCTCGAGGCCATTGCCCGCGAGCTCGGCGTATCGCGGCTCGAGCGGACCAACCCCAAAATCCTGCAGCAGATCATCGACGCGCTGCTGCACGAGCCGCGCCCGCTGATCATCGACGAGATGGATCATCTGGTCAAAAAGCAGTCGGTCGAGGTCATCCGCGACATTCACGATGGCGCGGGCATCCCGATCATGATGATCGGCGAAGAGGCCCTGCCGGCAAAGCTCAAGGAGTGGGAGCGGTTCGACAACCGCATCCTCGTGGCCAGCCCGGCGCACCCGGCGAGCCTCGAGGACGGCCTCAAACTGCGCGATCATTACTGCGCGCGCGTCGCAATCGCCGACGACCTGGTCGCCTACTTCGTGGCGACCACGAAGGGTGTCACGCGGCGCGTCGTCACCAACCTGCAGCAGGCCCAGCGGATCGCGCTCGAGGAAGGCGCGGACCTTATCGACCGTGCCTGGTGGGGGCGCCGACCGGTCCTCACCGGGGATGTCCAGCTGCGCAGGGCCGCGTGATGCAGCCGCAGCCCCTCTCCCGGCCTTTGTGGTCGCTGCTCGCCCGAAAGACCGCCCCAATGACCGTCCGCGATCTCGCGCAGGCGACGTCCGGCCGCCGCAATGCGGTCGTGCGCATCCTCGCGCGCTGGGAACGGGCGGGCTTTGTCCGCCGCCTCCCCGACCAGAAGCCGATCAGGATCATCATGGCACCCGACATCCGGAAATATGAATCACCACCGAGGGCGGACAGCGTGGCGCCGCCTCGGACCACGGCTCGGCAGCGCATCTGGGCTTCGATCCGCATCCTCAAGCGGTTCGACGTGCCGACCCTCCAAATCACGGCGGAGGCGTCGCGCCGCGCGGTCGAGACTTACATCAACGCGCTGATGCGCGCCGGTTATGTCCGGCGAGTTACGCGCGGTCATCACAAGGCGGGCAGCTGGTCGGTCTATCAGCTGGCCCTGAACACGGGCCGGCGCGCGCCGGCCGTCACCCAGCGCGACGGCGCGACGATCATCCTCGACCGCAACAACGGCACTCGCCGCGAAATCCGATCCGAACGCGACGCGCCGGACGGGGGGGAAGTTAACCATGTTTGTTAACCATGGCACCAATCTGGCGAAGGCGATCGCCGCCTGGGGGGGCGATCTGCCCGACTGGGTGCGCCTGCTCGCCAGTGCTTGCGACACGGCCAATCAACGATCCGTTGCCGAACGCCTCGGTAAATCCCCGGGTTATGTCAGCAGGCTGATCAACCAGTCATACGCCGGCAGCTATTCCGAGGCTGAGACACTCGTCCGCGCCGCGTTCGGTGGCGAGGGCGTTGTCTGCCCGGCCTTTGGCGACACGATCCCCTTGGCAAGCTGCCTGCGCTCGCGCCGCCGCCGCGATCTCCCCACCACGGCGATCCGTCGCCTTTACGCGCGGCTGTGCCCGACCTGCCCCAACAACACAGACGGTCAGGAGGCCTGACATGCGCATTGCACGTCCGTTTCAACGGCCCCGCCGTGTGGATCGCCTGGACGATCCGGCACCGATCATTCGCGACCGCGTGAGGCCCTGCAGATGCGCCGGCCGGGACGCCGATTGCCTCCGCTGCGGCGGGCGCGGCTGGGTCATGCCGCTGTCGTGGCAGGACTGCGCCGGTGCTGCTGCGATCGCGATCATGGCGGTGATCGCCGCTCTTGGAGTGCTGGCCCTGTGACGCCCCGCAAACTGCCTGTGTGGCGCTCCGGCATCAGCTGCCCGGATTGCGGGGCGAGCAGCTGGCTCGTCGGTCGCCAGAGCGCCGAATGCGCTGCCTGCAGCCTGCCGCTCCCCCTTTTCAACCCCCCAAGGAGAAACCGTTATGTCCGCACGCCCACGGCGTAAGGCTGCCAGCCTCGACGCACCGCAAACCATCGAGCAGGCCACCCAGCTGCTCGCCGACTATGCCCTTTGCCTGACGCAGGCCGAGCAGATCCGCGCGGACGCCGACGCGGCGATCGCCGAGATCCAGTCCGCCCGCGATGGCTGGCTGAAGCCGCTCGATGAGCGGATGAAGACGATCTTCGGGCAGCTGCGCACCTGGTGGGCAGTGGCCGCCCCGCACCTCACCGACGACGGCAAGCGGCGGTCTGTGGAAATCGCCGGCTGCATCATCGGCCATCGCACGAGCACGCCGAGACTGGATCTGGGTGGGGCCAAGGCCGAAGATCTGGTGCAGATGCTGCTCCGCGACGGTCTGCAAGACGTCATCCGCACGAAGCATGATCTGGACAAGCAGACGATCCTTCGTGAGCTCGGCCGCCTGCCTCTCGAGGAGCTCGGCGAACGCCTGACATCCTACGGGCTTTCCCGGCGCCAGCGCGACGAATTCTTCATCGATCGCGCCAGCGAAAAGCCGGCCCCGACCGAAACCATCGAGACGGAGGATGCCGCATGATCAGGCATTTCTGGGTCAGTTTCGATGGCGTCATCGGCTGGGGAGAGCAACTCCCACGCGCCGTGCTGCCGCTCGGCACCGCCCGCTCGCGGGCCGAAGCCGACCGGCTCGAAGCCGCAGTGACGGTGCTGGCGCGGCACAGCCGGACCGACGCCAGCCTGCTGGTGCCCGGCATGCCCGAGGCCGACACCTTCGCCGATCTCGAGCGCGCCTACCACCGGATGTTGGACGCGATGGAGGCCCGGGTTCCGGGGCTGCCTGCCAAAGCGGAGGGTCGGTCATGAGCGGCGTCACCCTTTCCAAGGAGGCTCAATACACCCTGTCGCAGCTTGGCGGCGAATGGCAGGCCGGCCCGACGATGCGCGGCCGCGCGCTGCTTGGGCTGGATGAGCTTCGCTGTCTCGGGCTGGTCGAGCGCGAGTTTTTGGACCGCTCAACGGAAGTGCAGCGCAGTGGCGGCCAGGTTTCGGCCCGCATCCGGGCTTGCTGGCATTTCCGCCTTACCGCCGCCGGGCTGGCGGCCAAAGCGGAGGGCCGGGCCGATGGCTGAGCGAGCAGGATTCACATTGTCGGTCGTTGGCAAGGCGTGGAACGCCCCAACCTCGTTGACCTTCCAGTCGAGTGACAATGAGCGGGCGAGCGTCATCCTTGAGATCACCGATCTGAATGGACGGATGCCGCAGCCATTCGTGGCTGTCTCAGTGGTCTGCAACGGGCGCGGGACGAAGGCGCTTATCCCCGCTGCCACAGCACGCGATCTGGCGGCACAAATCATCGCAGCAGCTGACCTGCTAGAGGCCGGCGCAGCGTCCTTGGAGGCGCACTAAAATGGGTGATCATTTTTCCATGGTCACACTTGCCGATGTGATCGATTTCTTTGGCGACCGGCAAATCGGCGACCATTGCGGCGCGACCGTCAGCAACTATGGCGATTTGTGCCCCGCCCCGCTCGATGTGATCTGCGAGGGCGTTCGAACTTACTATGACCTGCGGGCGCTGCTCTACGCCCAAAAGCGGGAGGGCCGGGCCGATGCGTGAACCGGCGTCCGACCCCGCCCGGCTCGATGAGCTCGAGCGGCGCATGACGGCTTTGGAGCAGCGGATGTCACTGCTGACGCCGGCCGAAATTAAACTCGTGCGCGGTGACCGCCTGTTCACCGCTCTGGTGGGCGACGTGGCAACGGCGACCGGCGTGCCGGCCAACAAGCTTGTCGGTGCGGGGCGCGACCGCGCCACGGCCCGCGCGCGGCACCTGCTGTGCTGGCTGGCCCGATCGGCGCTCCAGATGTCCTTTCCCGACATCGGCGAGGCGCTGGGCGGGCGCGACCATACGACCGTCCTCATGAGCGTGCGGGCGGCAGACCGGCTGCGCGATGACGAGGAGTTTCGCGCACTCGCCGACGATCTGCTGGCGCGCGCGCAGGCGCGGAAGAACGCGACGACCGGGAGGAGCGAATAAATGGCTCAATCCTTCAAGTCTCTGGCCGGGCGGGCGCTGCGGACGGCGGATGGCAAATCCGACAGCCGAAAGCGGCTGATCGGCGCGGTGCGGGCGGCGGCACAGCGCACCGGCCTGGCTGACGACGATCGCCGTGCCCTGCAAGCACAGATCACAGGCAAGTCATCGCTCAGCGACATGACGCTGGCCGAAATCGGGCGCGTCCTCGACCATCTGAACCGGGGCTGGCAGCCGACAGGCAATCGCGCGACCACGCCCAAAATCCGGGCGCTATGGTGGACGCTCTACTGGATCGGTGCCGTCAACGACGCGTCGCCCAGGGCCATCGACGCGTGGGTCAAACGCCAGAGCGGCTGCGCAAGCCTGCGGTTCGTCGACCACGCTGCCGCCGCACCGATGATCGAGGCGCTGAAATCGTGGGCGAGCCGCGCTGGCGTGCGTTGGCCCTCGGCCGAGGATCTGAATGCGGCGCAGATCGGCCATGCCGCGCTGACGATGCAGCAGCTTGAACGGCATGCGGTCATCCGCGCGATCGCCGAGCAGCTGATCGACCGTGGCGACATGCGCTTCAACGGTCACCTGCCGTATCTGCGGTCGGCGCTGGGATTGGGCGCAAACCAGTGGGCCTGGACCGCGCACGAGCTCGACGCAGCAATCAAGCTGTTGGGCAAGCGCCACCGCCGCCTGCTCGACCTGGAGGCAACGGGATGAACCTGCCGCCCCTCACGATCGACGAGTTGCCGATCCCCGCCGATGCCACGCCAGGCCCATACTGGACCCAGCAAATGGTCGAGATGGCAGGTCATATCGGGCCGTATCTGACGCTGGTGCTGATCGACCGCTATGGCGGCCAGCAGCTGTCGATCACGCAGGCCTTTGCGGATGGCCCGCTGACGGTGCTGCTGGGCGCTACGGCCGCTGCCACACTCCGGCAGGTGTATCGCGGCGAACGACTTTTTCTGCCGACCGGCAAAAAAGCGATTGCATATGCGAAGCGCCAACCCATTCTTGCGGCGGTTCGCGCCGGCCTGATGACAGGGCAGGAGGCGACGCGTATCCTGCGGACGTCGCGCACTTATGTGTCCCATCTCCTGAACGAGACGGCCGAGGGCACCGGTGTTGTGCCGCCGCCGGAGTTTCGCGCACGGCGGCGATCCATTGATCCGCGCCAGATCGACATGTTCGACGACGACCAGCCCGCCGCCTAACGGCAGCGGAAGCATGGCCGGGCCGTGGGCTCGGGCAAAGTAGGTGCTCCAATCGAGGAGCACCGCGTGACCTATCCTCACCATTGTTGCAGGCGGCGGCCATGACGCTGCGCGATCTCGTCCAGATCGGCGCGGCGCTCGCCGGCCTGACACCGATCATCCTCGTCACTGGCCTCTGGTGGCTTGGCCATCGGCTGGCAGCGGCCGAAGCGCGCATCGAGGCGATCGAGCGCCATCGTCAGGCCAGTCCGCTGCCCAGCGAGCTCTCCAAGGACATTGGCAAAGTGGCCGAGCGCGTGCGCGGCCTCGAGACCGGCCTCGACGCGCTGCAGCGCATGGTCGGCACCCTCAATGACTATCTCCACACCGTGCTCGAGAAGGGCCTTGGCCGATGAGACTGCCTCAGCCGATCATCGAAGTCGTCCGTCGTGCGATCCTTGATCTCCTGACCGAAATCGGCGGCGAGCATAATGACGACGTCGTCGCACGCTGGCTCGTCGGGGTGGGGCACCGCGTCGCGCGGCGTGAAGTGCGCGACCAGCTGCGCTGGCTGCACTTGCAGGATCTGGTCTCGCTCGAAGAAGTCGGGCCGTATCTGGTCGCGCGCGTGCTGGCCGACGGCCGCGACGTATCGAACGGCCTCATGACCGTCGACGGCATCAGCCGCCATAAGACGGGCGATTGAGATGGCGAAGCGCTCGTCCATCGATCAGCTGCCGCCGCAGATCAAGGAAGAGGTCGATGCCGCGATCAAGCGCGGCCTCACCATCGACGACATCGTGGCACGCCTGCGTGAGCTTGGTGCGGATCACATCAGCCGCTCGGCTGTGGGGCGCTACAGTCAGCAGTTTCGCGAGTTCGCCGCTCAGCAGCGGCAAATCTCCTCGGTCGCCCAGGCATTCGCGACCGAGTTTGGCGAGGCGGATGACCGGCAGGGGCGCTTCATGATCCAGGCGCTGACCTCCGTCATCACGCGCGCGATCCTGCCCGTTGCCAGCGGCGACGAGATCGATCTTGACGGCAAGGAGCTGCACTATCTCGCCCGCGCGGTGAAGGACGTCGCATCTGCTTCGAAAACCGACGTCGACCGCGAGGCGAAGATCCGCGAGGAGACGCGGAAGCGCGCGCGCGAGGAAGCGGCGGCAGCTGCCGAGACCGCCGGCCGGAGCGCCGGGGCGACGCCCGAGACCATCGACGCCATCAAGCGCAAGATCCTGGGGATCGATTGATGCAGCCGATGCGCCTGGTCATCGGCCAAGGGCGATCCACGCCGCAGGCTGTCGGCCTCCTGGCATTCAGGATCGCCGATGCGGCGCGGGCGCGCGGCATCAGCGTGCAGCGTATTGCCGCCAGCCACGATGTCTCCTCCGGCAGCCGCTACATCGATATGGTGGACGCGCGCCGGCAGATCTGGCGGTTTCGCGTGTCCAATCACCGCCGGCCGCTCAAGCACAATCACCATCGCCCGCCGCACTTCGACCTGGTGTCGATTGATGCGCATTCGGGGATCGAGCAGGCGATCCAGTGGCTGGACGAGATCGCCTCGGGGCGGTTGCAGCACTTCACGCCCGAAATCCGCAGCGCAAGGCGGCGGCGATGACCGCCGCTATCCCTACAGTCCTGCTGCCCTATCAGGCGGAGGCGCTAAAGCTTTCCGCCGGCCACGACCTATACGTGTGCGAGAAGTCGCGGCGCACCGGCTTGACATACGGTTTTGCTGCCGACGCGGTCCTTACGGCTGCCCCGTTTGGGCGCGCGGGAATGGACTTCTTCTACATCGCCTACAATCTCGACATGACCCGCGAGTTTATCGACTATGCGGGCACTTTCGCGAAGCTCTTCAACGAAGCCGCGTCCGAGCCGGCCGAATTCCTGTTCGACGACGGCTCGGATGAGGGCATCAAAGCCTTTCGGATCGACTTCCCCTCTGGGCACTCGATCGTTGCCCTGAGCTCCAAGCCCCGCTCTTTGCGCGGCAAGCAAGGCAAGGTGCTGATCGACGAGGCCGCATTCCACGACAATCTCGACGAGTTGCTGAAGGCCGCGCTTGCGCTGCTGATGTGGGGCGGCCGCGTCGTCGTCATTTCGACCCACGACGGTGCCGACAACCCGTTCAACACGCTGATCGAGGACATCCGCGCCGGCAAGCGCGCGGGTGTGGTGCACCGCGTCACACTCCGCGACGCCCTTGAACAAGGGCTCTACCGGCGCATCTGCCTCGTTACCGGCAAAGCCTGGTCGCCTGAGGCCGAGGCCGAATGGGAGGCGAAGCTCCGGAAAACCTACGGCGATGCGGCCGAGGAGGAGCTCGACGTCATTCCCGCCCGCGGATCTGGCACCTACCTCGCGCGCGCGACCATCCTGGCTGCGATGCGGCCCGAGCTCACTGTCGTCCGGCTTCGCTGCCCTGACGGCTTCGAGCGCGAAACCGACGCCTATCGGCAAGACTTCGTGCGCGAGTGGCTGGAGGAGCATGTCCGGCCGCTGATCGACCAGTTTGACCGCAACCGCCGGTCCTTTTTCGGCCAGGACTTTGCCCGCACCGGCGACGTATCGCCACTCGCCTTCGGACAGCACGATGCCCAAATGGTGCTGCTGGCGCGGTTCATCCTCGAGATGCGCAACACGCCCTTCCGAGAGCAGGAGTTCGCGCTCAACTGGGTGCTTGACCGGCTGCCGCTTTTCTCGGCCGGCAAGATGGACGCACGCGGCAACGGTTCGGCCCTGGCCGAGGCGATGCAGCAGCGCTGGGGCTTCGATCGCATCGAGGCCGTCCAGGCGACGGACAAGACCTACCTCGCCTTCATGCCACTCCTGCGCGCCGCGATCGAGGATCGAACGATGCTGATCCCGCACGACGAGGGGACGCTCGAGGATCTGCGCATGGTCAAGCTGGTGCGCGGCGTGCCGAAGATCCCGGACCGGTCGGTCATGTCCAAGGCGGACGGAGCCAAAGGTCAGCGTCATGGCGACAATGCGATCGCCCTGATGCACCTCCGCGCGGCGGCAGATGCCGACACGGGGCCGTTCGACTTTCTATCAACCGGGCCGCGCCAGAGCGCGCCCGATCTCATGATTTCGCATCGCGGGTTCGGCACTGTCGCCGGCCGCTCAGATTTCTCGGGGTTCTAACATGGCCAAAAAGGTGCCCGCCGAGCTGGCGCGCGAGATCGCAACCACCGGCATGGGTCGCGACATCACGCGCCCCTACACGAGAGACCTTGAGGAGCCGAGCGATCCACGACTGCTGGGCGCCGTCGACTGGGGCGTCTATGACCGGATCAAGCTGGACGATCAGGTCCGATCGACCATGGCCCAGCGGATCGCGGCTGTAGTCTCGCGCGACTGGGACGTCCTGCCGGGCGATGACGCCGACCCGCGATCCGTGCAGGCGGCCGATGCCCTGAAGATGGTGCTCGAGCAGGCGTCGATCGACCGCGTCCAGGAGAAGATGCTGTGGGCGACCTTCTACGGATATCAGGTCGCAGAGATCATCTGGGTGCCCGGTCCCGAGCGCATCGATTTTCGTTTCAAAGTCCGGCACGCCCGCCGGTTCCGATTTACGCCGGAAGGCGATCTGCGCCTGCTGACAACAACCGCGCCGCGCGGCGAAGCTCTCCCGGATCGGAAGTTCTGGGTGGTGCGGTCGGGGGGCACCGACGACGACGAGCACTATGGTCGCGGCCTCGCCGAATGGCTCTACTGGCCTGTGCTGTTCAAACGCAACGGCATCCGCTTCTGGAACAAGTTTCTGGATAAATTCGCGGTGCCGACCGCCCTTGGCAGGTATCGCCCTGGCGCACCTCGCGAGGAGGTTGAAAGGCTGCTGCGCGCGCTGGCCGCGATCGCCAACGACACCGGGATCGCAATCCCCGATGGGGCAGCCGTCGAGTTGCTGCAGGCCGTCAACAGCGGCCCGGCCTTCGAGGCCATGCCGCGCTATATGGACGAGGCAATCGCCAAGATCGTCCTGTCCCAGACCATGACCACCGAGGACGGGGCCGGCGGGCGCGCGACCGGCCAGATCCACGCGGGCGTGAAGCTCGAGGTCATCAAGGCAGACGCCGACACGCAAAGCGACAGCTTCAACGAAGGCCCGTCGCGCTGGTGGACCGACCTTAACTACGGCCCGGATGTTGCGTCGCCGCGCTTTGTCCGCATCGTCGAGGAGGAGGCCGATCTCAAGCATCAGGTCGAGGTCGACGAAGGCCTGAAGCGGCTTGGCTGGACCAGAAACGACGATAGCTTTCGCGACGTCTATGGGGACGGCTACGATCGCTTGCCCGAGCAATCCGTCAACACGCAGCCGCCTGTCGCCGCCTCTCGGCCGGGGCGCTCAGCCGCAGTCAGCTTCGGCGTGGTCGATCCCGCCCCGCTGTATGTCCACCGCCGGCTCGTCAACAGCGACGATCTCGTTGCATGGGCCATTCAACAGGGCTTCAGCGCCCTCATCCCGGCTGATCAGATGTACGTCACCGTGCTCTACTCGCGCCGGGCGGTCGACTGGTTCAAGCTCGCCGACGACTGGACGAGCGGCGAGCCGCTTGTCGTGCCGGCCGGCGGCCCGCGCCGCATCGCGCGGATGGGCAACGGCATTGCGCTCCTGTTTGGCAGTTCACGGCTCAGCTGGCGCCACCGGGAAATGGTGCAGAGCGGGGCCAGCCACGACTTTCCCGATTATCAGCCTCACATCACCCTGACCTATCAGGGCGACGATCTCGATCTCGACGCGATCCAACCTTTCACGGGAGTGCTCGAGTTCGGCCCGGAGCAGTTTGAACCTCTCAACCTCGACTGGCGGGACGAGATTGCCGAGGTCAGCTTTGCCGAGGGTGACGGCGATATCGTCGACGCAGTCGCTGCGCGGCTGGTCGATCAAGGCTTAACCGCGATGAGCCCGATGCTGATCCCGCTTATCCAGGCGATCGAGACATCGAACTCGGCCGAGGAACTTGAGCGCAACCTGCTCGGTGCGGTCGATGGCGCGCGGGTTGAGGAGTTGGCCCAGCTGCTGGCGCGCGCCGGCTTCGGCTTGCGGATGGCCGGCGAAGGCGGCGCGGACAGCTGATGGCAGATATTCGCGCCTCGATCGGGCTGGCTCCCACTGACACGCTCGAGGCGTTCCGTTCGAAGGGCGTCTATCCGGTCACGGCCGACTGGGACCGGGTGTGGCAGGAAGAAAATGCTCGAGCATTCTACGTCACCAAGATGCTTGATCGCACGCTTGCCGAGCGGGTGCGTGCGTCCTTGGATGACGTGATCGCCAACGGCGGCACCTTCGAGCAGTGGAAAGAGGCCATTGTGCCCCAGCTGCAGGCCGCTGGCTGGTATGGTCGGGTGGAAGGCCGGCCGGAGCTCACCGGCGTTGAATATCCAATATTCGTCGGAGAGGCGCGCCTGCGCACCATCTACGACACCAACCTGCGCATGGCGCGGGCTGCAGGCAAGTGGAAGCGCATCCAGGCGCTCAAGGCCGTCGCTCCCTATCTGCGCTACTCGGCAATCCTGGACAGCCGCACGCGCCCCGACCACCGGCTATGGCATGGCACGATCCTGCCGGTTGACCATCCTTGGTGGGACACGCATTTCCCGCCGTGCGGATGGCGGTGCCGATGCACCGTCGTGCAGCTTTCCGATCGCGACCTCAAAGCGCGCGGCTGGAAGGTGACCGAGACGCCGCCTGCCAGCAGCCTGCGGCCATGGCGTAAATCGGACGGCACTGTCGTCCAGGTGCCTCAAGGGATCGATGCCGGGTTTGCCTACAACCCCGGGAAAGCACATCTGCGCGGCCTCGCCCCCGGCCCGATAGATGGCAGCCTGCGATTTCCGATCATCGGGCCGGGCCGCAAGCGCCCGGAAGAAACGCCGGCCGAACGGACCGCGCGGCTCGACAGGCTCGCCGAACTGCCGCCAATGCCTCGGCCGCGTGAGGTCTCGCCCGACCTGTTGCTGTCCCGCGACACACCGCCAGAGGAGGCCATTCAGCGCTTTCTCGACCATTTCGGGCAGCGCGGGGTCACCGACGGCGTGGTGCGCCTCATCGAGGACGTCGCGGGTGAGCCGCTCGTGATCTCGGACAGCTTCTTTTTCCGAGGCGGCATTGCGGGCCAAGGGCCGCTGAAGCTCGACGACAAGGGCTTGCGCGTCCAGCATATCCGGTTGCTCGCCGAAACCCTGATCGCGCCCGACGAGATTTGGTGGGCGTGGGAGTGGTTTGAGGCTCTCGGCCGCTGGCAGATGCGACGCCGCTATCTGGCGCGCTTCGTGATTAACGGCGAGCTGCGCAACACGATCGTGACAATGAACACCGGCGCTGCGGGCTGGGAGGGCGTGTCTGCGTTCGTGAACAAGACTGGCGACGGATACATCGTCAACCAGAGGGGAGGGCTGCTCGCATGGCGACGCCCAGAATAGAAAAACCCGGCCGAAGCCGGGCTTTTCACCGTTTTTCGCTGACCTTGGAGCCTCCACCACCAGGCACTCGATCAGCGCAGCGCGGCCGCTGTGTGGTCCCCCAGCATTACGCCAGTGCAAGCCGAACTTCAAGAGCAGTCATGAGAGGGTGAGACATGGGTAAACTGACAGCCGATAGCATCGACCTCGCCGCGCAGGCTGACGAGGGCGCACTCACCTCAGCAGCGACAGTCGGCGAAGCGGTGCGCGTGATCGGCCGCACCAACGTCACGATCTCCGGCAGCTTCGTCGGCACGGTGCGCCTTGAGCGCAGTTTCGACGGGGGCGTCACCTGGGTGCCCGTCACAGTCGGCGGCGTGCCGGTCGATTTCACCGGGCCGATGAGCGAAGAGGTCGACGAGCTCGAGAGCGGCATGCTGTATCGGTTCCGCGCGACCTCTCTGACGTCCGGGGCCGCAAACTGGCGGATCAGCCGATGAGGAGCGTGCTCTCAAGAGCCACGGTCGGATCTGCAGGCGCATCGCTTCGCGCGTCAGCCAATGCCTTTCTGGCGAGCGCCGCCCAAGGCACCATCATCGCTGACGTCAATCGCCCGTTCGGGCCGGCCACGGTGCTGGCGCCAATCGGCGGCATACCCGGGCAGCTGGCCTTCGATGCGGCCACCGGCCGGGTCAGTCGTGGGGCCTCCGCGTCGGTCGTCGGCACCAGATACGAGCTCAAGGTTCGAGCAACCAGCGCAGACGGGCGGCGCGAGACGGCGGAAACGCTCTCTTTTCTGGCAGCGGCTGCGCCGACACCCGCTCCGACGCCTTCGCCCACACCCAGCCCGACCCCCACACCTAGCCCGGCTCCAGCCAGCACCATCACCGGCCTTGTTGTGCTCGGCACCGGGCCGCTGCCCGATGGCAGCGACGCGGCGGACGGCAATGGCTGGGTGGCGCGGGTGA